GCGGTTTCACATATGTAATGGATTTTGATGACACCAAACGTCGACATGATTTATTATTTCAATCAGAAGGTATATGTGTTCTTGTAGATAAAAAAAGTTATTTGTTCATTAAAGATACAGTGATTGATTGGTCTTATGAATTGGCGAAAAGAGGATTACAATTTGAAAATCCTGCTGCAAAGATGAGTTGTGGCTGCCGAATAAGTTTTCAAGTTGATATGCCAGAACAAGAAGAACCTGTATTTAAACCCACTTGGTGACCTATTATTTTTGATAGGTTAATCTATTACTTTGTCAAACGAGAATACAAATGACAAGATATAGCGATGAGGCAATGCGTGGAATGTTTGAACGTATGAAACGAGACCAAGAACAAAGACAAAAACGTTTGCGTCTTTTACACACTCGATGTGAAGAATTAAAAGCAAATACGATGATCTCTAATAAATAATAATATACACCCAATTATAAGGAGGTCTTATGTCAATGATACAATCAAGTCTCAATCCAACTCCTCAGGCCGATCAAGTTGGATTAAGAAAATTCTTTCAAACAATGTATAATCATACAGCAGGTGGTCTTGGCGTAAGTGCCTTGGTTGCCTACTTGACATATTCAACAGGTTTTGTCTCTACAATTTTTAGTGGCGGATTGTTCATGTGGCTGGTGTTCTTAGCACCACTCGGAATGATTCTATGGTATTCATTTAAAGGACAAGACTGGCCAATTGAAACACTCACAAGTTTTTATTATGCATTTGTAGGAGTAATGGGTTTATCGCTCAGTAGTATATTTGCAATCTATTCATCAACAAATATTGTTGAGGCATTTCTTACAACATCACTAACATTTGGCTTTGCCAGTTTATATGGTTATGTAACTAAACGAGATTTATCAGGTTGGGGCAACCTTCTACTGGTAGGTTTAGTAGGTATTATTATTGCTGGTGTTCTAAATATTTGGCTAGCAAGTTCTGTATTTGCACTTGTTATTTCAATTGTAGGTATTGTTCTATTCTTAGGACTTACTGCATATGATACGCAAATGGCAAAAGAGATGTATTATGAAACAAATGATCCGAGATATGGTATTAAGTTTGCACTTTCATTATATCTTAATTTTATTAATCTATTTCAGATGATTCTCAGTCTTACTGGTTATTCATCAAATTCAGATTAGGAGACTAATGGCTTATTCTAAAGAAGTTATGGAACATTATGACAATCCAAAAAATGTTGGATCTCTTGATAAAACTAAAGAAAATGTAGGTACTGGTCTTGTTGGTGCGCCAGAATGCTTTGGTGGAGAAACGTTAATACATACACCAGTTCAACAATATATTTCATTGGAAGAAGCATATACACTTAAACGTACAATTAATGTTTGGTCATATAGTATAAATGAAGATACTTATAAATTTAAAATGGCGAAGGTTGTGTATTCTGGTAAAAAATATTTATTTACTTATGAAATTGGTGATCGTAAAGTTCGTGTAACAAAGGATCATCAGTTTCTTACTGTCGAAAATGGATATAAAGCAATTGAAGATATTAAAACTTCTGATTTTGTAAGAGGTGTTCAATCAGAAATTAATGCAGACATATATGATTTTGAATCAAATCATCGCTTAATAATGCCTTGCTATGACGAACCACCAATTGAAGATGATTGTTATACATTACAAGTTGAAGAAACAAATAACTATATCATTATCACACATTTTGATCATGAAGTATATTCTGGTGTTGTTGTGAAAAATTGTGGTGATGTAATGAAACTTCAAATTGAAGTTGATGACAATGAAAAGATTATTGACGCAAAGTTTAAAACATTTGGTTGCGGTTCTGCGATTGCATCAAGTTCATTGGCAACTGAATGGATTAAAGGTAAGACAGTTGATAATGCAATGGAGATCAGTAATAAAGATATCGTTGAAGAGTTGAGTTTACCACCTGTAAAGATTCATTGTTCTGTTTTGGCAGAAGATGCAATCAAAGCAGCAATTGCTGACTACCGTAAAAAGAAAGAGAGTTTAACATTATGAATTTATATGGTGATAGAATACATGAGATTCGAAAACTTAAAGCAATAGTTCTTGAAGATTTCAACTTTGAGTTAGTACACAAGGCAATATCTGGCATGGATCAGAAATGGTTTTTAAATTGGAATCGTGAGAAAAAACCATCACTTTCTGAATTAAAAATACATGCTGAAGAAATGCTTAATGCTGTAATCAAACAAATTGAAACACTGACTTCCGAATATCAATATTATTTTCGTAAGTCATTAGGTTTTACTGCGGGATATTATGGTAAGAAATATCCAGACCTAAGTGTAGCGGGTAAACTATTGCTAAGATTTGATGTATATGAATCTGCTCTTACAATGGAAGAAGCAAGACAATTTTATCCACAAATTGAAGGTGATGAATATTTGCATTCAAAGATTGATGAATTATATTCTCAAATAGGAGAGTTGAGAAAAATGCTTTTAGAAAAGAAATAAATACAATAAACAATTAAACTCTTTCAATAAAGGAAAAAATGAAAAAGTCAATGATATATTATAGTGTTTGGTATAAAAAAGAAAAAATTGGACAAACAGAAGAATTTTTAACCGAAAATGCTAACAAGGATGAATATATTGCAGCAAGACAAAAAATTATTGATGATCATGCTGCAGCAAATGGCCTTGAGCCAACTGATGACAATTATAACATGACAATGATGTCAAATGAACCAGTGATGGGATAATATATGTTAGGACCATCAACACGAATCTATGTACCTGATGGTGCAGTTAAAGTTCGAAATTTAAGAATAGGTGATCAAGTTATTGCTCTTGATGGTATTAAGATGGGTGTGCATACAGTAACATATGTACAAACTATTCTTAAATCTATGGACCAACTTATAAAAGTTCGTTTTGAAGGTGTAGAAAAAGTATTGACTTGCGCACTTGATACCGTATTCTATCAGTCAGGTATTGGCTCGGTGCAAGTCAAAGCTGAGAATCTTGAAATAGGACAAAAAGTTAAAGGTTTACACCATGGAACATTTAGTGTGTTAACCAAAGAGAGTATTGTTGAAGAACACCAACTTAAAAAGTTTGAAAAAGAAGGTGACCAATATAAACTATATAATATAGGACTTGATGGTGTTTTAAATTATTATTTGGCTTCTGGTCTATTAGTCAGTGGACTGACGATGGAACAAAGTCAAAGTGAAATTGATCGTATGGAAGAATTTAATGCCAAATTTGAATGATGTTATCACATTATTATCAGAATATAAATTAACATTTACAGTTTATATAGTAATGTGGGAAAAGAAAAATGAAAGCGGAGTAACTGCAATATATACAAACGAAGATGCAGCATACAAACATAAAATGGCCTCTGAAGCAAATCGCAAATCAAAAGTTGTATATACTGTCATACCTTTTAATGTTCAACCCGACTACATAGAAGATTTATATTGATATGGAATTAGAAGATAATTATTATAATATAATATATACTAAATTTTTAGAAGATGTAGATAATAAAGAGTTTCGTAATTCAGCAATGCGTCTATATGAAATAGTAAAAGAAAATTTTCATCCTGACGGCATTCGACATTATGATGGACAATCAACAATGACAACCGGATTATACAGATACTATAACACATTTCTATATCCATTTCCAGAATTTTCAAAAGCACTCAATCAGTTAAAACAATTGTTTGAATATGCAACTAATGTTCCTGATGAATATTATATGCAATCATGGTTGAATGTATATAGAAAATCAGAATACATTGATTGGCACTCTCATTGGCCAGCGGGTATAAATGCTTGGCATGGATTGTTTATTGTTGATTCCGAGGCGCAAGAAAGTTTTACAAAATATCGTCTTGTAGTTGAAGATGGTACAACAGAGCATATAGATATTGAGAGTAGAAATAATTTAATAATACTTGGAAAATGTGAAAATGATTTTCATCGTTCAACAGAATGGGATAATGACCAAGAGAGAATAACTATAGCATATGATATTATTCCAAGAGAATATCTTGATAATACTCAATATAGAAAGGACGAAAATGAATACGAAAGTTATGAGTTAAATCACTGGATACCATTTACAACTATTAATTGAGAAATATTATGATCATATATGTTGATATTGATGGTACTATTTGTAAAGAAAAAATTCTTGAAGATGGTACTAAAGATTATAAAAATCATACACCTTTCTTTGACAGAATTAATTATATTAATTCATTGTTTGATGAAGGTCATGAAATTCATTATTGGACTGCAAGAGGTGCAAGAAGTGGTATTGATTGGACAGACTTAACAGAAGAACAACTTGGTACATGGAAATGTAAGTATACTTCTTTAACTGTTGGTAAAAAACCACATTACGATATTATGATTTGTGATAAGGCATTTAATAGTGACGCCTGGTTTACACATCAAAGTATTAATTCAGGTATTGAAGGCACTTCAAAATATTTGATGAAAGGTACACAAGGCGATAATCGCATTTCAAAAATGGAAGAAAAGGTTCAAGAACTTGAAGAAAGAATGCACAGAACCGAAATGACGAATTCACACGATGTGCAATTGCTATATCAAAAATTTAAAGATTCAACAACCTCAGCAAAAGATATGAATGAATTGAATAAGTACTTAAATGCATTACAAGTAAACATACAAGATTTAGTTCAACAAGTTATCGACATCCGTATGGAGATGAAGAAAAATGCAAATTGAATTAACATCAACAGCAGCAGAAAAATTCATTGAATCATTTGAATCAGAGAATTTAAATCTTGATGACACCTATCTCCGTGTAAGTGCAAATCAAGGTGGCTGTTCCGGTTGGCGTTGGGAGCTTGAAACAAATACTCAAGCTGATATTCAAGAGCATGACTTGACTTTTGTTTCAAATGATATTAAGATCTTAGTTGATAATGATTTATTTGAAGAAATTATTGGACCCGTGACAATTGACTTCTCTACAAAGAACCTCGTTGAACAGGGATTCATTTTTGTTCGACAATCCGGTCAGCAATGCGGCTGCGGAGAATCTTTCACACCATACAAAAAAAGTTCTTGACATTCCGAAATAATCTGATATGATCTGATCATAGTGATTGATTATTAATCTTTTTGAGATTGAACATGTCATCATTTTTAGCTGAACTTGAAGAACTGAATATTTATAAATCTCCTCAAGAAGAGATTGATTACCTTCGTGGAGAATATAAGAGACTTTGTGAAATTGAAGAGAAATATCTCGAGCTAACGAAAGGTTTTGGCGAAGATTATTTAAAGCAGCAACTTGAAAAAGCTGACCGATATGATCAACTTGTGGAGAAAGCCGCTAAAATTGCTGCCTCTTCCGCTAAGTCAACTACCACTAATTCATCAATTCAAGAGAATACCGGAAGACGTAGAGAGTGGCAAAAACAAAAAGATGAAAAACTTCGAGAATTGGAGAAATTGAATTATGAGTATGGAACTCATTATGATGCAATTCAAAGAGTCCGTGGAATGGTAAACCCGTACTAATAAAGGTCATATGAAAAAACTTTCTGCTGATTTCAAAGGTGCCTTGGTTACCTATTTGAAAAACATTCATGCTGATTATGAAAAATGGCGATGCCATGATGATGCAGTTTCTGATGACATGAGCAAAATGTTCAAAGATAGTTTGAAATATACTGTCAATCAAAAATATATTCGTGTATACAGTGATAAATCTCCAGACCCATATGGTTACTCTCAGCGCAGAGTCCATTCATTCGTAGTAGTAAAAGATACAGATAAATTTAAACGTGGTGATATTTTATTGCCAGCAGGCTGGGCAGGACCTTTGTTGAATCATTCTCGAGGTAATGTGTTTGGTGAATATAGTATTCAATGGACAGGACCAGAATACCGACCTCACCCATGGAGCAAAGTCTAAATATGAAAATTAATCAACAAATAATCCAAGACTACAATAATACAGGATACGAAATGCCAACACCAGAAGAACTTGAACTAGGCAGAAGAGTTGAGCAAATGGTGAATGACTATAAAGCAATGGCTTCACATTCAGCAGTTGAATTTGATCCTAAATTATTTGACCATGCAACAGTCAGACAACTTGAATTTTCTCCAGAACTGACTGCGGTTGCTCTCGCAAATCTTAAAGATAATCGTGCACGAAGAACACCAAAAAGTTATCGTATACAATGGTCTCAAAAAGGCGATGGCATAGTATGGGGTATGTACCTATCAGATGATGGGAATTACTATTGGGAAAATACTGAGGTTGAAGTTGAAGATGCTATGATTGCACTTGAAGCAGGAACAGTCGAAGGACCAAATCTTACATTTGGCAATGGAACGAATGATGATGAACTAGTTGTTCCCAATGCAAAGAATCATACTTTTTTCGAAAAAAGTTCTTGACATTCCTGACCAGTCTGTTAAGATCTGATCATGTTGAGTGAGTGAGTTGAATTTAAACCCATCAGGAGAATATTATGTCACAGCAAATCCCTTTCGTATCACGATGCCTTCCAAAAGCTAAGACAAATGCAAAGGGTGATCGTCAATTTAATGCAGACATGCGAACGGCGCAGGTTCGTTTTCTTGACAACGGCGGTAGTGATAATCCTGATAATACTTTGTCACCACCGTCAGCACTGAAAGTTCGTAAGATTGAAGTCATTAATGGCAAGAAGTACAAAGTAATATCATGAGTGAAAAAGTAAACCATCCCGAACACTACAACCGACATCCTTCAGGAATTGAGGCGATAGATATTTGTGAGCAGATGTGTTTTAACTTAGGCAATGCTTTCAAATATCTTTTTCGCTACCACCTGAAGGGTGGTATTCAAGATATACACAAAGCGATTTGGTATCTAAATAGGCAAAAGACCTTAAAAGAAATTCCGATTTTATCTGAAAATATACAAGCCGGAAGTCCTATTCGAATGAAGATGAAAGAGTTTTTAAAATGCGAAGATAACATTAAAGCATATAATGTTTTTCAATTAATCTTCCGTTGCCAATTTTATGGCGGACATTCTGGAGACCTTGAAGATGCAATTGATTATTTGCAACAAATACTTAGAGAAGTAGAAAGAAGAAATGAACAACTTTGTTAGGAAATTGATTTCCGTTTTACCAACAAATAAAGAATTAAACCGGACACGAAGCTTCACATATAAAAGTCCACCAAGTCTTTCAGTTCCAGAATATGTGACAGTCACTGAAATTGAAATCATCAATTCTCATTGGCAACCTTGGCTTGAAAAACAAGTATCAAAACATGGGATGGATCATGTGATCAAGAACTATACAGTTGAAGATTGTATTGACGATTGGATTGCTTTGCACTATGCTGTAGAAGTTGTATAAAAGATAAATATAGTTTTGTACAACCGAAAAAAAGGAACAACTATGAAAAAATTTATGATTGCATTGACTGCATTGATTCTAAGTACTAATGCTTACGGAATGTGGTCTAATGAAGAACGAAATGCTTTTTTTGACTTACTTTATGATCCCGACAAAGTTTCAGATACATCTGATAAACTTGATATGGTAAATTTGATTGAGTGTGTACAAAGTTATTATGCAATGCGTAACACATATGATGAATTCTTGAGTTATTGGACTAGTGCTGATGAAAGACAACTCGGTGAATGGAAATATGTTACTTCAACTTGCAAGAAAATGATTCAAAGACCAAGAAAGGATACAATCTGGATTTAACCTTATAACACTTTAATTTGGTGCGGACATGGGAAATGATTTACCTCCAAGTAGTTATGATATTCTCGTTCGAGAGCGAAGCAGAAAAGAGAAAGAAGCTTTGCTTGCTGCCCAAGATAAGAAAGAAGAAGAACGTAAAAAAATGCAGAAAACTTTCACTGCATAAAAGTTCTTGACATTTCTTCTCAATATGATATGATCTGATCATGAGTTGAGTGATTGATATTTCTTATAAGGAGTTGTCATGATTGTTTTTCAAAACACCGAAGAATTAGAAAAGTTAAAAGAAGGTCGTGATACATCACATTGTTCTCCATGGGATTGTGGCACTGCTGACTTTTACTATTATCGCCCGGAAGATCCTCACTACTATACGGAAGGTAGTAAAGTTCGTGGCAAAAGAATCACCGAAGAATCGATGACGCCCGAACAAGTTGCCGACTACTACGCTGGCTACAAATACTCAGAAATTATTGGCGATAGAAAAGATTGGCGTTGAGCCGTTTCGCTATCGAAGGCGATAGATAGCGGCATTCATACCTACGTCTACATCCTTGATGATATTCGTTGTGTCACTGAATGAAGAAAAGGTCGTCATTGTGGTTGAAATTGCCACCAACAAGCGGCATGTAATTGCCGCATTTTCAATAGAGGTAATATGACTCCTGCAAACTACCGTAGATGGAGAAGAATATTAATTTGGTCTTCTCTTTTACTTTTGTTTATGTTGTCCTATCCATTTATTGAAGAAGTGATGTTGCAAAATAAGACATTACTTGATTTTTTCTTAGATAGTACAAAGGCTGATTATTAACATTTAATGTGAGTTTGTTATGACAAGTCTAAGAATGATTATCTTTATGAGTTTAGTTTTTTCATTTATTTTTAATGTTTACATTTACAATGTTACCGATGAACAACAACCTCAACCAAGGTCTCCATATGCAGCATTCATCCGATGATCTAAATAAGTATAAAGTTGAGAATAGTAAAATCCAAGAGTATGATATCATCATTGGCATTCTTGGATTTTTTATTTTCAATACAGTTTTTGCAATTGCAGTAATACAAGGAGGCCTTTAACGTGCGTAACGAAGGATTTGCATTGTTTGTAATTCTTGCCATTTTGATTCTATTTCTTATAGGCTTTCCTGTACTTGAAGATTTAGCCATCCCGGAGGGTATTGAATGACATGACAGTGCAATTGAATTTATTTGAAGAAGATATTCAAAATTATACATCAGATATGGTGAGTAATCAAATGTATGTAATGAGTCAGAAGCAAGATTTGGTTCGTGATGAACTACAGTATCTTGAAGGACTTGATGAATTGACTTTAACAGAAGAAGTCATTGAGGAATTCTTTGGTCATAAACGAATTAAAGCCGTACCGATGTTTGTGGAATCAATGAAGAACTATTTGAAAAAAGGTTCTGCATCACTTTCACGATCAAACATCAGTAAGTATCCAGATTTACATATTGTTGAAGATAGCAATGGCGATTTAATCGCCTATGTATATCATCGTGGTGTGGCAACTGGTAGCCATAAGACACCTACAGACGTATTTTTCGACTACTTTAACAATAGGTAAAGATGAAAATCAAAACATATTTTACAGCAAAACTTACGGATAACTGGGCATTTGAGATTGACGTTCTTACATGGTTTGGTTCGCCAGGTTGGTTTCCAATTTACGAAAATAGTTTATCTGCAAAAATCAAAGGATCACATCGTGGGTTCTATTGGTCTTTTTATATCATCGGTCTTAAACTTATCGAACTCAATGTTTATGACGTAAGGCATGATGATGATTATGAAAACTCAGATGTAAAGAAAAAAGAGTGACGTGGAAATAGGATTTATGTTTGGTGTCGGGTTTGCGCTCGGCATTATTGTAGGACTTCACATCTCAAGAATGTGCTGGCCAGAATATGATGAATCAGTTTGGGAACGAAAAGCAAGAGAAACTGATATGGTTCGTGAGGCTATAGAAGAAGACCGTGCCAATCGTTTATGAATGCCAAGGTAAGTCGGAAAACCAATCATCTTTTGTCCACTTGCCTACTTCCATTTCAACATCCTTCCGAACAATCTTCAACATCTTTTCTCTCTTTTGATCAGAACAAAACGGCACGGAAAAGAATTGTCGTATTGTAGGTCTGAACCAACCAAAAACAAAACTGAACACACCTAACTGTAATCTCCACTTCACAGAGTTAATATAAAGCGTATGGACAGGTAAAGCTGGAGCGCCGTGTGTGAGATAGGTATAAACAGTTTTGTCTCGTAGCAACGGTTCTGGCACTCCATATGTCTTAGTGATTGCTCGAAACTTGTAAGCAAATCCAGGCACAAAGAGTTGGTCAAAAAACCCTTCAAGCATTGACGTACAACGGAACCACCAAACAGGACTGACAAAGTATATGTGCGTTGCATCTTTAATCAGTTTTTTATACTTCTCAATTAATTTTTCGTTTTTCTCGGCATGAAAAGCGGCGTGAAACTCATCATCATACAAATCAATTACTGTGCATGGTTTTTCAAATGATTCATATTCTTTTCTGATAGTATGTGCGATACCGTGATTAAAGCTGTCCTTCTTGTGATAGCCGATAACTATTAGTGCCTTCATAGATTGGTGGTGCCTCCGGGAAGTAGTGATCTTTATATTCGAGCCATAAGTCATTATATTTAGATTGATAAGCTTCTTCCTCATACCAAGGTCCACCTAATGTATAGTGCAATGCATTCAATGAAGTTGGTTCTTCTTCGTACTCACCTACAAGCCAGTTCCATGACTTGTGAATTTCACCAATCTCTTTATCATCACACCATCGAAACTGATGTAAATCCATCAATGAGATTTCAAAAATATCAGACATCTTCAAATCAAATTTTCTTTTATTGAAGATCATAAAACTTGACCAGTTCTTTCTTTCATAAGTGTTCTGAATTTCACCGTCAAGTTTTTTTGCTGTCTTTGGTGTATAATCATGTTTACATACATACACTTTTTTTGAATCATCAAGTTCACGCAATAGTACTCTTGGATCATTCAAGAAAAGAAAATCGTCATCACAATAAAATACCCAATCTGAATCAGAAACATCATCATCTAAGAGAGGTGTAGTAAATCGTGTTCTTGAAAAAGGATTTGTTGTGTTCTTATCCTTAAAATAGGCAACATGTCGATATACTGGGAATTTATATTTGTCATATAAAACTTGAGCGCAAACCTCAGAAGCAATCACATGCTTGGGTGTATGCCCAATCCAAAAATTAATCCATGAATTAGTCATATTGTTATATCAACCTTCCTGTTAGTTCACGAATACTCAAACATTTATCTCGGTGAAATGTATCAGTACCTAATACGGCATTCTGAGCAGTAAGATTATAAGTATGCATGATATTAACAATTTCTTTTTTATCATTTTCTGATAAATTCTTAATTTGTTCTTGTAGTATTTTCATCATTTCTTTAATTTTATTTTTTGAATCATAGCAATTTTGAACATAAAATTCTATATTATATCCATTGTGTACTGCACACTGTTGATTATAATTTTTATTAACTTCATTATCTAATTCTTTAGTAAGGTGTTCTTCTCGAATCGGACTAGGCAAAGGATCTTTAACATTGTTAGAATATTGTAAATCAGCAAGTCCAAACCCATGTTGTGCATCTTTCTGAGTGTATAAAACTTCGAGTGGTGAAAAATTTTTAATATTCAACTTTTCACATGCACTTTCTAATTTTTTTGGTGTTAGATCTAGAATGTATTTAATAGTTTTTTCAAATACATCAAGCCAATAAGAGCCTTCATCTTCAGGAGCATTTTCATCAGGTGTGGAAAAAGGTAGTTCTTCTAAACATAAGATTTGCGCCAAATTTATATTAATATATTTTTGATTCAGTTTTGAAGTACTGTTTGATTTGTATCTACCTGGAGAATCAACAGTAAAATTCAACGCATTTGGATTTGAAATATCTTCTTGCTCATCTACAAGATGATTCCAACTTAATGGTAATTCACCAATTTCTTCGTCAGTACACCATTTGAATTGATGCAAGTCTTCAATTGAATAACTATCAAGTTGACGCCATTTCAAATTAAATTTTTCTTTGTTAAAGATCATAAAGCTTGACCAATTTTTTCTATCATAATCAAAATTATCAAATGATTCCATTTCATCACTAACATACCATCTTTGATAAATTTCTTCAAGTACTTGTTCACTTGCAATATGTTTATTGCGAAGCATATAATTCTTTTTATCTTTAAAAATAGCAAGACATGCTTTCATAAAGTCATCTTGGCTTAAATCTCTTTGTGCAAATAACTTTTCAAACTTTTCAAAATTTTCAGATGAATATAATTCTTTTAAAGTTTCAATTACGATGTTTCTTCCTTTGTGAAAATAATGTTCTGGATTTTCATTTAAATATTTTAAAAGTTCAAAAAAATCTTTTATACTTACGTTGAATGGATAATTTATACTCGGTATCAAAGTTTTAGTTTGTTTTTTTGTAGTATAATTGTCATGCTTACACACATAAACAGTTTTAGATGGATCTAAATTTTCAATAATACTTCTAGGATTATTAAGAAATAGCATTGTTGGGTCAGCATATATTACCCATGGATAATCTGAACTTTTATCAATGAGTGGAATATAAAACCGATATCGTGAACCAATGATCATTGATTTATCTTTGATTTTTGACCTTTCACGATTTGAAAGACTTAATTCTTTAGTTTGAATATCAAAAAATCTTTTATTGTGATAAGTTAATAGATAATTTTCGGGTGAAAAAATTCTTTCCGTTGAATTAAAATCCCATCTTTTATTATATTTTTCCGTGCTATCTTTAGGCGGACAAGGTATGAAATAATCATTATACAAATTCACATGTGCGAAAGTCCAAACATTAGCGGGGTATTCTTCATTTAATTTCAAATTTTTTTTAAAATTTTTGTCTGCAATTTTTATTTGATAGTCCTCAGACATATAATAACTCCGTCTTTAAAGATAAATCTTGTTTGTATTGGTGTTGCATAAGATATACATATTGATTTGATAACTTATAATTTTTAGTTTTTATAAATGGTTTATTCATGGATATAAAATCAAAAACTTTTCTTTGAGTACTTTCAGTAAAATTATTTCTATCAACATTAAAATATTTCAAGTTCAAAAAGTCAATATTTGTTCCTTGTAATAAATCAAAATTATAAGAAGGTAATTCTTCTAATTGTCCGGAACACACTAATAATTTGTGTAAAAACATATCAATATTTTTCATAATTTTAGCAGCATATATGTGAACTGATTTTAGATATGAAAAATTTCTTTTATTATTCAATATGAAAGTAGATACTTTATCTAGAACATAAAAATGTAAAAATTGATCTAAATGAAACGAAAAGTTATATTTGCAAAAAGCAACACCAATATTGAACACATTGTTTTGATAGACATGTGAATTTAAATCATTTGTGACACTATCATTTTTCAGATAAATTGTTTCTATGTTGCTATCAAAGGATGATATGGTCTGCTTGATTTCTTTATTTGAAAATTCAATTTTTTCAAAATTTAAAATATCTTCTTCGATGTATTTATGTGGATTTTTAATTTGTCGATCATACTTAAATTGAAATTTCGAACCACTTTTACTATACTCAGCATTTGTCATCACGTTGTCATAGGTATTGTCAAAGAAGAACAATTGGCCATTTGATTCTGTCTTAAAAATATCGTCAGACAAATCAGTCTCACGATATGTAAAATTGTTTAAACTTTTGAACAGTGTTGTCATTTGTTCAACAAAGTATGCAGAATCAAATGTAATATTATACATAGAGTTGATCAAACTTGAATCAAAAAGGTCGTTCTTAGCAAGTATATTTTGATAGTAAAGATTATCTACATCATATTGACTATCATGTACTTCCATATATTGGGCTATTTCTTTAGCATCGTGTCGAAGACATCCATTATTATGATTCAAATATGTCTCAGCATCTTCTTCAAAAAAATTACAAAGTTGTTGATTGATTGCATAAACTGCATTAAATGTTGAAATATCAATATTATTAAAAAAACAAGACCTATTCATATACTGTAGACTTTGATTTAATAATAGATTATCGTTTACAACTTCTTTTGAGTCTGGTAGTTTGATGAATTCAATATCAATTGAAATACTTCTCTCAAGAGACATATTGAATAATGAATATGCAAAAATATATCCATAAATATCACCATCATTAATAATTAGACATTTCATTTTTTCTGTCCTTTAAGTATAATAATGTATTAATGTAGAATGTTTCTTTTAGTATTTTTTGTGAAAGTTCTTTATTCTTAATACAAGAATACTGATTCATTAAACAATATATTAAATCATTGCATAATTGAACTACTGTTGAATTGACATGATTTTTTGGTGTATCAACGTATTCAAAAAAAGCAGGATCTATTTTTATAAAATCACCCGGTTTGAATCCTTCATTAACATCTAACAAATAATTTTTAGGACTCAATAATATTTCACCGTCTTGATAAACTTCTTTTAAATCAAGGATTAAATTATCAATGATGTTAAGTACATGAGTATTATTTTTTTGATGTGTTAATAATTTTACATCATTTTGTAAAATTTCAAAAACTTCTAATTCTCTACATTTTTCAGAATTAAAAACCAACACTGAATCATTATGTTCTCCTGAAAAATATTTAATTTCAGCAATACACTTATTTGTATTTTGTAAAACATTATGAAAATCATTAAATAATGATAAATGATCATAATTGTTATTAATCAAAACATTTCCATTTACTAATACAATAATTTTGTGTTCTGTAAGTTTACTTTTTGATATATTATCAAGTATAGTATATACTGAACAATTATCGGTTGATAATATTTTTAAATCATTATCAAATATTAAATTATAATAAGATTCAAAAAAATTATCTTGAACATTATTAACATAAAATTCAAATTTTGTGACACTCTGCATATTGTTCTCGTATAAATTCAATATTATTTTTTATTACAGTTTCATCGTGAATATAGCTCCATGGTATTAAATTAAATACTAATGAGTTAATCAATTCATTTATATGATATCCTTTTTTTAGACCTTCATACACTACAGTATAGAGAAGTATTGTTTTAGGATTTGAAACATTTAGAAATTCAATTTCTTTATTTAATAAATTACTTGTAATTAATGTTTCTGATGACGCACCGATTCCAATCTTTTTTGCATTAGCTATTAATACATCTGCAATATTATCACTATCAATAAGTTTATGTTTGCCAAATTTTTTAGCTAGAAATTGCTTATCATCTTCAGTAAAAATTGGATGTAGTTTAATAAAACTATTTTGTTTTTTAATCATGCGATTAATCAATGACCAATCATAATCAATCCATTTTATTTTTGAAGACAATATAATTAAGTTTTCAATTTCAATGTTATCGCTTATTTTACCGTGATATTTTGAAATAGAATCTTTAAATGAAAGATCAATATTTTGTTTTTGTTGTAATTCTGAATCTGAATTTATGAATTTTTCAACGATGTAAGTTTGATATTTAGCGTGAAGCGGCTTTAGATATATACCATAATTTGTGCAAGTAACAGCAATATCTTCAAGTATAGGTAAACTTAAATCTTTTTTTTCTTCAAATGCATCATATAGTCCGAGTATATTAAAACTTTTTAAAATTTTATTAATAGTACTAAAGTCAGCTTTTTTATAATATTCTTTTGATTCTGTTACAAAGATTCCTGTTCGCAGAAAACAATGTTTAAATTCTATCACTGGGAATTTTTTACTTTTTCTAACTCATCAACAATGTCTCTCATTTCAATTTTTATTTTTGTATTAAACTCAAAGACCATTAATGAAAGTTGATCAATTTTATCTTGAATACTTTTTAATAATTCTTCTTTTTCATATGGTGACATAGTAACCTTATAATAATTTAATTAAAACACCTCACTAACTGAGACTGTACCACTTATCAAAGAAAACTGAGGATTGTTTGTGAAGTTCTTGATTTCTATATTTAGTGAGGATGGAACGGAAGTAATTTCAGATGTTAAGGCAATTCCTGTTAAATATTGTCTACCGTTTTGCGCAACCATTCCAACTGATTGAGCAAATATTTTGTCTGAAATATGGTCACCGGTGAATACTAAATCTGCAGTTGCTGTTGCATCTGCATCAAGTTTATCGATAGTCAAAGAAACATCGACATATAACTTTGTACCAAGGCTAACATCCTGCCCAAGTGTATATGAATATAGTGTTGTATCTGCCGTGATTGTGTTATTTGGCGCAATTGATCCAACACTCAACAGTTTTATAATACCTGATGGCATACGAACAGTTGATGCAATTGATGCTTCTTCAAGAACACCTTGTTGATTGATAATGAAAGGAGTACCTGTTTCACTTTCAATCATTACAGCATTACCATAATATGATTGAGCAACATGCAACATTGTGTTTGCATGTCCGATTTGAACAAAATTGTTTGCTGAAAATCCTCTTAGGTCAACAAGTTTATACTTTGAATTTTTACTATAAACTTCTTCAATATATAATTGACTTGGCATAATTACTCAGCCGGCTTAGGATACATTGCTTTAATTTCTTCTACTCTTTCTTTCCAAGCGTCAAAGCCATGTTCTGTAAGATATTCAATTTGTTGAGCTAATGTACCATATGCTTCAAGCCGTTGTTGTACATATTGCGGAACTTCTTCAGGTGCGTCAGTCCCAAATAATGGATCAGGATCACTGACTGGTAATCCTGTTTCTGGATCAATAGTTTGAGGAATGTCTTTAATTTCCCATTGTGTACCATTATAAAAAACTTCTTGAGTTTCACGATCATGGACTGGTGGTGGATATTCTGTTGAGTCTGCAGGTATTAAATAGTCACCAGGCCGCACAGGATTTTCTTGTGCAAGTACTGGCTCACCACCGTAAATTGAATAAACTGTTTTCATTATTTTTCCTTAAAATTTAATACAATATAAGACTGATGTATTGAATGGTTTTGTTTCGCTTGCGCTTCCTGAATATTTTGTTATTGCATCAGTAGACCAGTGCCCAGATTCAGAACCTCCTGCCACAGCCCGATCATAAGGTGCCCCAGCCAGAGTTATAGATCTTATTTCGTGACGATGCATTTCATATTCATCCCTGCTCTTTTGTGAAACATTGCCACCATCAAACATTTTAGAGTTATATGTTTGAGTACCAGAACCTCTCAAGAAAGTTCCTCTCAAATCTGGTATCTTAAAGTCTCCTTCACCAGAACCTCCCCATGTTGTACCAATCGCACTGAATAGGTCTCGAAAAGCGACATCTTGTAAAGCATTGAGAGTTGAGCCATCACAAATCAACCATCCTTCAGGTGCTGTTGAACTTCCAAAAGGAGCAATCATACCTTTAGGTATCGCAGAACCCCAAGTGACTTCCTGTGAATACAAAGTATTTACTAAGTCACTTTGTCCTGATTTACTTTCAATAACTAATTGGGCCATGCTAGTATCTTATACAGAATTGTAGTGCTCGATTTCTTACACGAACTTCGCCAGCAGTTGGTACTTGTCTTGATGCTGCAAACCAAAAACGGACACCATTGTGATATCCTTGTCTTTCCCCACCACCATTTCTTCCACCCCAAAAACAACCTCCAGATCCTGTTGAATTTGTACCTGATTGAAACCAACCAGTGAGTTCTCGCATTGCGTCACTTTGATGACTATTAAGTCCTCGTCCGCTATCAGTACCTCTACCGGCATCCCAACCACGAATAAATTCACCTCTTAGGTCGGGAATACTAAAACTACTTGAACCTGAACCGCCCCAAGCAGTTCCAAGATATAGCCATAAATCCCAGAATGTAGGATCATTAACTGCATTTAGAGTTGCACCATTGCAAGCTAACCAACCCTGAGGTACTTTGTTAGTTCCAAATGGTGCAATCATTCCAACAAAAGATGTTCCTTGCCACATAGTTCATTTTCCTATAAACTTAGAAACGAATTGGTGATAATGTCCAGTATTCTTCACCATCTTCAGATGCTAGTGCATGGTTATCACCACAACCGGTTGATAGCATTTGACCATCTTCAAGTAGAACATTCAAGTTCATGTATCTTTCATGTCCTTGGAAGATTGCATCAACAATGAATTCACGGCATATAACAGGTTCAAGCTTGGATCTACTTGATGAATGTCCTATACCAAGTTGTCCGTATCCATTGTATCCACAAACCATTACTCGTCCTTTGTTTGTCACACAACCAAATACGTTATGACCATTTGAGCCATTGCAGAAAATTTTGGTTGGAATTTCATCAGACATGAAATTACTCATGTCCATTTGTGCCCAAGATGAACTATGGCTTGTACTATTAATTCCAAGATTTCCTGGGCTATTATATCCTGTTGCCCACAAAGTCTTATCTGTTTTCATAACATATGCTGCTGGATAATCATAAGTATCAAATGCAACTAATTCAACATCATCAATTGTTAATACAGGATTTCTTGTTGAACCATTATTTCCGCTACTACCAGTATGAATACCAAGACCACTTCTACCGTAATGATCGGAACCACAGAAATGAAGATTTTGATCTTCATCAAGAATGTATGTACAACACCAGGCACCCCAAGCATCCACAATTCTACGTCCAGTGATTGAACCTTGATTTAGATGAAAAGGAGTTGGTTGATTTGTTGAGTTACCATTTCCAAGTTGATAGTCACCATTGTATCCCCACATGTGCAACCGTCCTGATGTATCAACTGCCAAACCATGTGTATATCTACATCTACCGAGTTTAAATTTTGTAATTGGTGTACCAACAATTTCTGGTGTTACAATTGTTACACCATCTTCTGCAAAAACTGCAGGAGTTCCATCTACGATATTGTTGAAGTAATCACTTCTTACAAACCATCCGCTATCTGATGTACTTCCTCTTGCTAGTTGACCATAACCATTATATCCTGTCATGTACACTTTACCATCTGTTCCGAGTACACCCATACAAACATAACTTTCTGAACCACAAGGCAATGCTAAGTATGCGGCTTTTACAGGATCAACATTACCTTCATAGAATGGATTTGCACCATCATTAACTTTCATGATATTATGAGGAACCCATGCATCACCATTCATTCCTGTAACACCATATTCTATTCTACCCCATGTCCATAAATCATCATTTTCATCAATGATGCTAAAACCATATGCATATGCTCTTTGTGCATTGTCAGCTTTTACACCAGGAAATCCTTGTGGAAATGGAATGATGTTCGGTACTGCTCGGGCATTACTATTGTTTCCTTGTCCTAAACCATAGTGTCCACCATGACCCCAGGCTCGCATGTCACCATTGTCCATGATCGCCCATTGCTCATAGCTATTCAGTCCGACACCAGTCCACATTGGAAAGTTACGGACACGAACAGAACTTCTTGATGGGTTTGAAGTCCACTCAGGAACACCGTTTAGATTTACAGTGAGTGTTTGATTTTGTGTACCAATTGGTAATGATACAAGTTCTGTACCATCATGATATATAATGTCACCAGCAGTGGATGCAATATCAGAGGTACCTTGGGCAAATAGTTCCCACTCATCTGTATCAAATGTACCTGGAGTGCTTGCATCGGCTACACAAATATAAGCAGATGCACCATTTCTGACTACATCTTGTTTTGTATATGTAAGACTAGTTGACCATTCTCCTTTCCAAGAAATCGCAACCTTTCCTAAAACTACGTTTGCCATAATTCTTAACCTCTTCTATTGTTTAAAAATAAATCTTTTGTGGACAACCAGCATTACCACCGGTATAACTTCCATTAATTCCATAATGATTTGATCCAGTTGCGAAAACATCTCCTTTGTCGGTAAGGAAATAACAAGCTAGGTAATCATAATAACTAGCGTTATAAGGATGCCAATTGTGACCTGCGAAAGCAACATCAACAATTTTATCTCGGATACGCATGTAATCATCACCGCTATGTGCAAAGTCTGCAGTATAGCTACTGTTGTTTATTGTCCAGTTTTTACCAAGGTACCAGTAATAATCATATACACCTTTACCTCTTTGCCCAACACGATTACAGCCATCAACAAATGCACGACCATCTTTTGTTAGTCCGATTGCATTTTCGTTAATGTTTGAGCCGACAAATATATAGCGATCAATATTGTTATTGTAGTAGTCTGGATTTAAAATACAATCAGTTCGTGTATCCCAGTCTTCAGCATTTGATGGTGCAATATTTGCTTGTCCACCGGAATTTAGATGCCAACGGTTATCACCTCTAAAGATCCAAGAACCATCAAATTTTTGTGCTATACATATTCCATACCCACCATGCTTCATAAAACTTCTTTTAATGTTTTTACCAAGCAAATGATTATCATTGATGAATGCGTTTGATGTATCTGGTGATGGTGTTCCCCAACCTACTTGTCCAAAACCATTTCCACGAACATACAATCTACCATCTTCAAGAAGTACACTACTGAATAAATAATGACCGTGATTCCAATGTCCTTCGTTTGAATTTCCTGTAAACTCTACACATTTACCTTGAAGTCCATGAACCTTTTCAAAAGTGTAACGATGATGTCCATGCCAGTTATAACCTGAATGACCGCAGGTATATAAGTTTCCATCATAGTCAATCATACCGGTAACAGTATGAGCATCGGTTCCAATTTTTGCAATTGGTATATCTTTTGTAAATTCGATTAATTTTGCTCTCCGAATACTACTAGTGTTTCCGTGTCCAAGGATGCCATGTGGATTATGTCCCCAAGAATAAACTCTTCCTTGATCATCAATTGCATAGAATACTTCGTAATGTGAGTATTGATCTAAGCATTTTACAACATCTACAATTTTAGCATCACCAATATCACTACGTTCACCAACATTTGTCATTCGTTGTTCAGTTTCATCTCCACCGGGATCAGCAAAATGGTCTGTGGATGATGACCAACCTGCAAATTCATCACCAGCACCCCAAAGTTGTCCTTTAGCATCAATTGTATGTAAACAATGGTATCCAGGAAATGCTTTTACTTGTGCAGGTGTTCCGTTAGGATAGTTAACACGAATTGGAGTCCAATAACCAATTCCTTCGTCTTTGTCACCTGTTCCAAGCTGACCTTCCCATGTTCTACCCATCGCACGAACAGAACCATCACTCATGATAAACACACCATAACAATGTGACATGTAATTAATGTTGCCCATCCAACAATCTGCTTTTTGTCCAAGTCTTACAACTTTTATTCCGTTACGGTCAATTGGATGTTCAAACTTTACTTTTCCTTCTCGTACATAAAGATATTCACCAGGATTGCCAATCGCTCGGTCAATATCACCACCAACGATGATTTCACCTTTGACTAATGCTTCTTCATGCCCACGTGCAAATATCCTAAAATTCTGACTAAGTGAATCATATGCAAATGCAGCACCTTCTTTAAATACTACATCTTTATCTGCATATACTTGATTGACATCGTAATAGCCACGCCAACGATATCCGAGTTTTTTGAAATCTATATTCATATTACTAATACTAGATTGTTGTTAATAAGTGAGAATGATCCTGTACCAATATGATATTGGTCTTCTTGTCCAAGGTCAACTTGTTCTGCACCTTCAACAGTTTCCCAATTAAGTTCTGTGCCACTTGCACCAAGTGATAGTCGATAGAATGCAGTGTTTGCCGCACCACCACCTCCACCAGCAATACCTGAAACATTAACACCTATGGAAATGTTTTCAAGAATAGCGGTGCCACTTTCTTCACGAATGATTGAAACACCATCACTTCGACGAAGTGTAACATCTTCAGTTTGAAGTGTGAGTGGTAACAAATCACCACGAATATCACTTTCGTTTCTTACGAAATATTCAAGATTAATCCATGGTTTAGTTGAGTCTCCAATCTTTAATCGTCCTGTATCAGTTTCAAATCCAAACTCTCCAGAATTGAGAATAGGATTTTCGTCTGACCACTCTTGTTTAGTTCCTCTTCGTATTTGAATTAGACTAGCCATCTTGTACTACTCCTCCTCCATCGATTGTTCCTAGTTCAGCAAGATATACTACTCCGGGTCCACCACCATCGATGATGTTGTCGATTGCGTCAGTAGCGTATCCTATGGCTCCAGCTTCTATCGGATTAGCAAAAAAGAAGTTGCCGGCACCATCTGTGGTTAATACTTGATTTATTCCTGCACTATCAGCATTTATTAGGTTCTCAACCATGTTTAATTTAAAACCTACAAATTGAGTACCGATAACTTTGTTTGCTGTTAAATCCTCAGTGACATTAATATTCTGTCTCGTTACAGAAAGTCTACCGTCAGCAGTAATTAGATCACCGGAAGGTCCTGTAATCTTACCAACAATATGAATACCAGCATTAGCCGTTAATTCCTGTAAACTATCTACTTTTAATACACTTGCCATTTATACTTTTTTTAAATTGTTATTGTTAAGCAATTAATAGTATTTATCTTATTCACAATTTAAACGATTGTTAAAGTGCCATTAACTTCAATGACACCTTCTAGATCAATTGGACCAACTAACATTGCATTCTCACCTTCAGGTACTAATAGATTTTGAGTGACTTTTGAAGGTGTTGCAAACATTGGGTGTAATGCTTTCTCGTTCTTTGCATTGTGCATTGAACTTCGAAAACCATGTTGAAGTATTTCAACAAATATAATGTCACCCTCTAATCTGGGAGAAATTGTTATATTTTTATTTATATAGTCAATCTCATAATCGCTTTCTGCTAAACGAAGACCATTTAAATATACATTGATTCTTTCACCACCTGCAATTTGACCAAGCAATTGAAACATTGTTTGACCTGCACCTGCAGTGAATGTTTCTTTTGAATATGTTGAACGAGAAAGGTCTGTTACTTCACTTGCACCATAAAGATCAATTGAGTCTGCAATTTCAGGTGCAAGAGTAAATTCAACATATGAACCAGTAGGTTCAATATGATAATCAATGCCTTCTTTTAATTTAATACCATTTAGAAAAACAAGAACATTATTACCTTGATAGGCAATTGCAAAAAACTTTCTGTTTCCGTCACCTGCATATGATTTATGGTCTTGTATCTTTTCACTTCCGGGTTGATTTCCAATAAACATATTTTTAACTTATTAAGATGTTAAGCTTGCAACCTGTGCCTCAAGCGCATCAAGTCTATCAAGAATTGATTTAAAGTCGGTAACATTTACACCACCAATAATACCATTAGTAATGTTTACATCTGAACGTTCAAGTGCATAACTTGTTGGTACGTTGTATCCAATAATTTCAATTGGGTCTGTACTTAAAATTGTGTATGAAGTTGGTATTAAAACTTCTTTACCATTTGTTGCAACGTATTCTGTATGCTTTAAAAAGGTATTACCTACAACTACAGTTATATTTCCTGGTGTATAGTTTACTTGAAATGCATAGTAATTAGGATATGTTGTTGTATCAGCATCAACACGAAGATAATGTTGATGTTCAATCAATGACCGTGTATTTACATTTTGGTTAGATGATCCTATATACGGCATTTTATCCTATCAGAATAATAGTAAGAAATTATTATATGTTATAAAGGCTCTTGAATTATTACCTTCTGGTGAATATCCTTCATCAATAATACCAAATGGCGGATCATATAAAAATTCATGGTGATTATCTGAAACGCCGCCCATCATTATACAGTAGTATGCTGAATCATTTGGTAAGTTATGTGCAAATTTCGATGGATAGTTTGCACCTCTTGGTGAAAGTGCGGACATTGAATCAGAAAGGTATTGAGCGCCAGCACCATTTGTCCAAAAAATTACATAGTTGCCATCTTTCAAATACAAGTTAAATGCATCACTTGCTTGACTTCTTCCAGTTGAACTATTTGGAAATCCTTCATGATAGATTATACGTCCATATTGGATGTTTTTATTTAAATATGGCTTATCTTTTTCCACCCATTTATTTGTTGTTATAACAACATTCATTGTATTGATAGTATTACCAGTAACACTATCTGTGAAAATTGTATTACTATCTGTTGTTGTAATAGTTGTATTCGATTCGAATCTTAAAATCGGATAATTATTTGCAGGTGTGTGAGCATTAAAATCTTCAGACATAATGAATGTTGCATTTACAGTATTGACTGTATTGCCATCAAGGTCTGTATATGTTGTGATTCCTCCAGTATCAGTTGTGATGATTGTATTTGTATTATTTGAAAATGTTATATTTGCGGTGTTCGCTAGTATAACTGATTCTTGAGGAACGGCATGCCACATATTTAATCGCCAATCTTCAACTGCATCAAGCTTGTCTTGATTGTGAAAATCATCAAGATATCTACCGGTCGGCCCGCCAATGACTAGCACATTGAAATTGCCTTTTGATTCATATAGCATTTCATTAATATGGACACCTGTCCACTGTGAAGAATTATTACCACCACCCTTTGCACTAATACGCATAAAACATGCTGCAGGAATCATTTCCTTGATATCTTCAGCCATACTAGTTACATATCTCTGGCGCATCACTCTTTGCTGACCAGGAAGAATATAGTTTGGCATATAGTGCATGTAATTTGTTTCCCAAGTCTTTATGCTTGCACCAGAAATTGATGCAGGAGGGATCAATGCAGCACTCATATCAACTTCAATTGTACCAGGATCAATTTCAAATGCAGTAAGAGAAATTGAACCATCAGGTATAGTTACCTTTGATATATCAATTTGACCATCTGCAATTTCAACCATCTCATAAGGTACTGTATTCGGCAATAAGTTCCAACCAATTTGATGTTCCGATATATCAACTTTTGAGAATGGTATTGTTGCGGGCAATTTACTTAATTCAATTGCCTCATCAGGAACATTGATCATGCTATAGTCAAAACTTGATGGTAGATGGTCAAGTGGAATTTGATGTTTGTTGATAACAATTTTTTCATATGGTATTGGAGCAAGTTTACTTACTTCAATATCACCATCATTCAATGCAAGTTTATTGTAGGGAACAGGAGCGAGTTTGTGAATTGGAATTCCATTTTCAATTTTATTCCAATGTATTGATGCGAGAGGTATATCAATCTTGTCAAGCTTGATTGCTTTTTCTGGTATTACAATCTTATCATAAGAAATTGGTCCTAGCTTTTCCTCAAGAATTTGATTGTTAGCAATCGCAATTCTTTTATAAGGAATTGATTCATCATTGATTGTCATTTTTTCGAGAGGTACTTCACCATCGGCAAACTTTGACATGAGAACACTTGTATTCCCAGAAACCGGATCAAAGATTGCGGTTCCTTGTACGTTTGTCAAAGGTGCCGAAATTTTGATATACGTTTTATCCGCTGGTGGACGTATCTCTTCTACAATTAAAACACCGGCCATATTAACTTCCCTCTAAAGTGGTAACTCGATTTTGTAAATCTACGATCATTTGTTTGAGTTCACTTAACGGATCAAGCCCGCCGGCGGTCTTACCATCATGCACTCGTATTTCACCTGTTGGTAAATATTCTGGGCCTTCATTAGTAACAACGGAAATCACGCCTTTTTCACCGGTATATGAAGCATGGTCGGTGGTTGTACCTCTAAGATGTTTAATGATATTGCCCATATTTTTTCTATGAAAAAAATTGAAAATTCAGTTTTCTATATTTATCTATTGAGAAATGTATACAATCACTGTAGTAGCAAAAACGAAAAGATATGAAAAGACAAACACACTGATCACTTTTGGATGAAAAAGTTCTTTGCGTGTGAATAAACTTTGAAAGAGTCGATAGTCATTCCAAAGTTTATTTTTGATGCTCATAGACTAACCTATCAAATAACAACCAATATGAGCATAAATACTACTATACCATCCATATTGGTCAGATGAATACCACTCTAAATAATCTCCCGCACTCATTTCAAATATACCTACCATTGATGCACTAGTACCATTATTAAGAGTTTGAGCGTTTCTTAGTTGTGGATATTGAGAGGTTCCATTTATATAAAAATGCATTCTAAGAGTTCCTGCAACATTTGTACCTATATTACCCATCCATGCATGATATAATCCTGTTACAGGAGCATTAAATCTTGTTCTCTCATTGCCATCAGGACTGACATGTGTAATGTGATTACCTTTGTTTATTAAAATATTATTTGCTCTAGCAAATCTATCTACTGTTACAGGACTAAGGTCGGAACCATAAAAAGCTGGAATATTAGGCTTACTTTCATAACCAGCAGAATTCATTCCCCATAACTTGTTCACATCATTCATTACAGTTAAGTCACCACTGTCTGACTTGATTGAATAGTTGTTTGGAAATTCAATTCCTGATGAACCATGAATCTTGATCATGCCGGCTCCTCTGGCCAAGTGACGTTTTCTGGATCTTGTTCTGTAACATCTCGAAGTGCCTGACGATACTCAAGCCATGCTGCTTGGTCGTCTCCTGGATAATCAATTGTGGCACGCCAATCTGTTGCTGCTAATTTTCGATCTCTTTCTTCTCGAAGCAATCGAAGAGGTTCAGCGGCTTTTAGTTCCTCTATTTTTGATTGGATTTGTTCTTCAGTTGGTCCTGGTCTACTATCATTCCAAATAAGTTTATCATTCTTTAATCGCCAAGAATATCCACTATAACCAAGTTCATCTAATGCTTGTAACATCATTGTGAAATCTCCTGTAAAACTATTGATGAAGTTCCTGTAGAATGAGAACCTCCATCATAGTCATACCACTGACGATTAATCAATATATAACCACCATCACGATTGTCTCTTGCTTGCATTTTATATGTTATTGGTATTGGAGTTGATGGTATTGGTGGGGTATCAAGAAATTGTTTTGACATATAACTTCTTACATAATTACTCCAAGGTTGTGCGCCTATTACACCAAATGTTCTCGGTCTGCTACTCAGAGCATCTGCTAATCCAATTTCTGTGCTATCTCTTAATAATTTAAAAGACAGTGTATAATTCGAACCGCCACCAGCCGCTTCGATATTTACAGACACCAGTATTTTACTGTTACTGAATTTCGGTGTGATTTGACATTGAAAATCTATATCTACATAACCACTATAACCAGAAATTGTTTCAGTATCTGTTTTATATTCAGTCACTGTTTGTATAATGTGTCCAGCAGGAAAAGAAGCACTTTCTAAAGAAACATTCTCCGTCAATGCTCCATTTGACATCATCACATTATCTTCTAAGTCTCTTATCTCTTTGATTCGTAAAGCACTAGGCATTTGGTTTCTCCGGCCATGTTACATTGGTCAATTGACCATTCTCATCCAGTTGAGGATCACTGTTCAGTGGCAGGTCTCTCAACGCTTGGCAATATTCA